ATTTTCTGTCTATCCGAAAGTGGCGACAGGGCAACAGATTCAACGGCGCTGGGGAATAAGCCGGCGGATGTAATCGCACCCGGCCAGATCGAACCCCGGCTACTCACGCCCATGTTGGGAGGACCTAGTTACGGGCACCAGGTGGCAGAGGTTGCCAAGCGTTTGTTGAAGGTTGACCTCATGCCATGGCAGGTCACAGCTCTCAATGGCCAGCTCGAGCATGACGACGACGGGAACCTGATCCGGCGGCGGTCTTTGGTTTCAGTTGCACGGCAGAACGGTAAGACCATGGCCCTAAAAGCCATGATCCTGTGGTGTCTCACGCAGGAACCGCAGCGCCGGGGCGAGCCGATCATGGTGATTAGCACCGCGCACCAACTGGACCTCGCCGTTGAGATCTTTGAGGCGTTGGCCCCGATCCTTGACAAAGAGTTCGGCGCAAAGGTCAAGTGGAGCTACGGGCGCAATGAGGCAATCATGCCGGACGGCACTAGGTGGCTCGTGCAGGCCGCGACGCCCAAGGCGTTCCACGGCTTTAGTCCGACGTACATCATTGCCGACGAAGTGTGGAACATCTCACGCGACGTACTTCTAAACGGTGCCCTCCCGTCGCAGCGGGTTATGAAATCTCCCCTGCTGTCGTGCTGGTCAACCGCCGGCACCGAGGATTCCCACGCCATGCTGCAAATGCGGGAGGAAGGGCTACGGGCAATCGACCAGGGGAAGGCGACGAAGCTATACATGGCCGAGTGGTCAGTACCTCCGGGCATAGACCCGATGACCTCGCCGGAAGTGTGGCCAATGGCCAACCCGGCGCTTGGCTACACGCTGGAACCGGACGTACTTGCCGACGAAGCCGAGCAGGTGGACAAGGCCGCATTCTTGCGGGCGTCCCTGAACGTGTGGATTTCGTCGGAACGCTCGTGGCTACCGCCGGGGATGTTTGCGTCCCTCGAGGTCGACGACATTCCCGCAGGCGGCGTGCTGGCCGTTGATTCGTCTATGGACGAGTCCCTCTACTGCGGCGTAAGGGCGCAGCGTGTCGGGGATGACTTGATAGGCGTGACGGTGGAGTTCCTCGCCGATTCCCTCTCCGGGTGCTGGAAGGCCGTCAACGAAAGCGCGACAACGTGCGACCGTATCGCCCTCACCCCGTCACTGTTTGACCTCGCCCCGCCAGCGCTTGACCGTAAGAAAGTGTGCGTGGGCTACGCCGAACTGGCGACGCATACGGCAACGATCCGCCAGCTGATAACCGAGGGGCGCGTTGTCCACACTGGGGAGCAGATGCTTGCCGAGCACGTCGACCGTGCCGTGGGAGTAAAGACACAACGCGGCTACGCGCTGTCGTCCCAGAAATCGTCCGGACCTATCACGCTGGCACGTTGCATGATCTTTGCCGCTGCGCTTATTGCCAAGCCTGTAAGTAAGCAGCGCCCGGCGATTGCATTCAGTAGATAACATTGCCGCGCCCATGGGGGGTAGTGGTTCCCCCTCTACCTCTCATGGGTATCACTTTCTATCTCTAGTGCCAGGCGCTTGTAAATAACAGTTGCCTGCCGCATGATTCACCTATGGAGCTGTTCAGCCGAAAGGTGAAGGCCGTACCGGCGATGGCGTCCGTGCCGATTGCGGCGGCGGCGGGTGCCCCCCAGAACGGTTCCTTTCTTGGCTACACCGTCGGTGCTGCCGAGGAAGCGGCCCTTAGCGTCCCCACGGTGGCAAGGGCAATCTCCCTGCTCTCCACCGTGGCGGCGACGCTAAACATTCGCAGCTACACGTTGCAATGGACTGGGCAGCGTTACGAAAAGCTCTACGTTGAGGGAGAGTCGTGGATGACGCGACCCGATCCCAAGGTGACGCGAAACTTCATCATGGCCAAGACGGCCCGCGACCTCATTCTGTATGGCCGCGCATTCTGGATGGTCACGAGCCGCTACTCCACCGGCTACCCGGCAACGTTCCAGTGGCTGCCGGCCAACCTTGTGGACACGCCGGACAACGCACCGCCGGAGTGGTTCGGCCCTGCCGAAACACTCACGTTCAATGGCCTGCCGCTTGACCCCTCGCAAATCGTCCAGTTCCTTAGTGGATCGCAGGGCATCATCTACCAGGGGCGCCGGGCGATTCAGATCGCTTTGCGGCTTGATCAGGCGGCGGAGCGTTTCGCCACTAACGAGATCGCCGCCGGCTACCTCCAGCAGACTGGCGGGGAGCCAATGAGCGGCGAGGAGCTGGCCGAAATGGCAGCGGCGTGGGCGGCTAACCGGCGCACCAACGCAATCGGCGCCCTGAACGAAATGGTCAAGTTCACCGAGTTTGACGCCGACCCGTCAAAGTTGCAGCTCGTGGAGGGGCGTGAGTATCAGACCAAGGAACTCTCCCGCCTGATGGACATTCCGGCGTACCTGCTGGCCATTGATCAGTCGGGCATGACCTACGCGAACGCGCAGCAGGCGCGTCAGGACCTCATTCTGTTCGGTGCTCGCCCGGTGCTGCACGCAATCGAGGAGCGTCTAAGCATGGACGACATTCTCCCCAGGGGGCGCCACGTTGCCTTTGCGCTGGACGAATACCTCGAGGAGTTCACACCAACCGAGCGGGAACCCGCTGGTTCGCCGGCTGATGATTTGGAGATTGCATCGTGATTCGATTCAACGCTAACCCCGATCTGATCACCGCAGAGGCCGGGGACGACACGCGGCCCGCCCGCATTGCCGGGATCGCGGTCCCTTGGGACACCGTGGCGACCGTTTCCGACGGCACCGAGGTCAAGTTCAGCCGTGGGGCGTTCGACACTGGCCAGAAGCCCGCAAAGCTGCTGGAGAACCACGACATGACGCAGCTGCGCGGCATCGTTGACACGCTGGCCGATGGTGACGACGGTCTGGAGTTTGAGGCCACGCTTGCAGACACCAGGGCGAGCCGTGATGCCGTCGCGCTGCTCAAGGCCGGGGCGTATGACTCTGTTTCGGTCGGCGCCCAGCCCATCACCTTCACGACCGACCCCGCCGGGGTTATGACCGTCACAGAGGCGGCACTGGTCGAACTGTCCCTAGTCGCCGTCCCGGCGTTCAGGGAGGCCGTAATCACAGAGATTGCGGCAACCGTCCCGGACCCCGGCGACGAACAGCAGGACCCCGAAAACCAGAATGAGGAGCCAGAGGAAATGACCGACGCCGAGAAGGCCGAGCCGATCGCGGCAGAGGCCACCACTCCCACGAACCCCATCATGTACGCCATGGCGCGTCCCGAGCTGCCGACGGCAGTGCAGTACATCGCTGCCATGGTCAAGGGTGGGGCAAGCTTTGAGCGCATGCGCGCCGCCGTGCACGCAGCGGCGCCGGAGATCGGCACCGCCGACACTCCCGGCATCCTCCCCGAGCCGATCATTGGCCCGGTCTACAACAACTTCATTGGTATGCGCCCGGTGGTCGACGCCATTGGCGCCCGCGCTATGCCGGGTGGCGGCAAGGTGTTCATTCGCCCCGAGGTCACGACCCACACCAGCATTGCGGAGCAGGTGGCCGAGTTCGACACGCTTCAGAGCGGCACGCTTGTGGTTACTGATAACCAGGTGACGAAAAAGACCTTTGGCGGGTACGTCCAGATTTCGGAGCAGGACTTGGACTGGTCTGACCCGGCAGTGCTGTCTCTCGTGCTGGACGACCTGGGGCGCGTCTACGCGAACCAGACGGACAACGCGGCCGCTGACGCGCTGGCAGCTGGCGCCACGGTGACGGCCAACTTCACGGCGGCCAACATCAACGATCCGACCGAGTGGGCGGAATGGTTCTACGGAGCTGCCGAGGGCATCCTCAACACTTCCAACGGCAACCTTCCCAACCATGTCTTTGTGTCCCCGAACATCTGGGGCGCACTTGGGCGACTGACTGACAATCAGGACCGGCCGCTGTTCCCGCAGGTTGGCCCCATGAACGCCTTTGGCAACATGGGACCGGGAACTATGGACGCGGTGGCCTTTGGCCTGCGCGTGGTCGTGGACCGTAACTTCCCCAACGACACGCTGATCGCTGGCGACGCTTCCGGCTTTGAGATCTTTGAGCAGCAGAAGGGCGCCATTTCGGTGGACGTTCCGGAGCTGCTGGCCCGCACGCTGGCCTTCCGTGGCTACTTTGCCACGCTGATGATCGACAACCAGAAGTTCCGCAAGGCTGCGTTCATCTAAGCCGCTACCGGCTGACTGACTGACCATGGCGACCTACACAATCACCCACCGACAGGTAACTGACGACTATCTGGTCGTGCAGACGCTGGAGGGTACGGAGATTGGCACGGGTCAGTCAGTCACGCTGGCAGGGCTGGGCGCGACGCTGAACGGCACCTACACGGTGGTGGCGGTCCCGGTTTACGAGTTCCTGGGCGTTGACGATGAAGGCGACTTCATGTTCAACACCGACGAAATCATCACCGACCAGCTCATGGTTGCGAAGACTCACGCCGACATTGCGCGTGGGCCGGTGGCTGGCACGCTTACCTTTACGGCTACCTGCACATGGATTGTGTCGGCAAACGTCGTGGAGTGGCTGGGCATTGCATCCTCCACGGCTAATGACACGGCATTCATTGGCACATGCGTCAACGCGGCCAACGCCTACGCATACCGCCGGCGCCGGGAAGCGGGCTATTTTGACAGCCTCACCACTGCGCCAGGTGACGACGCAAAGCTAGGGACCGTGATGTATGCGGCCACCCTGTACCGCGAACGCGGGTCTGTCGATTCCTTCTCATCCTTTGAGCAGATGGGCAACCCGGTGCCGTTCGGCTCCAGCGGTCAGATCAACCGCCTGCTGGGTATCAACCGTTCGCAGGTGGCATGACAGCCACCGGAATCTTTGCCGATGCACAGGCAACCGTCGTCACCTCTCTCACGGCCCTAGGGCTGAAGGTGGTGACGGACATTCGCAATGCGCGGCCCATCACCGTGCTAGTGGAGCCGCCAACGTTCACCTGCTTCAACTCAAACATTGCCGACATTGAAATCGGCATCAAGATCCTTGCGGCCCCACCGGGCAATCAGGACGCAGTTGATTACCTCATCACCACAGCCGACACGATCATGAACAGCGGGATCTCCCTCATCCGAGGGTTTCCCGGACTCATGCAGATCGGTGAACAGCAAATCCCGACCTATGACCTCACGGTTCGGGTCGGAACACAAAGGAGTTAGCCCCAATGGCGGCAACCGTTTACCTCTCACAGCCGGCGAGCCTCACCATTGGTGGCGTGCAGCTGGCCGATCAGTGCAGCGCCGTTAGCCTCACGCTGGGGCAGGCGCCTCTGACCTCTACCGCGTTTGGCGACGGTGGCGAGCGTTTCGCCGGCGGGCTTCAGACTGTTGAGGGCACCATCACCCTGTACGTCGATTACGGCTCCAACAGCGTGGAGAACACCGTTGCCGCAGAGCTGGGCGCGGGTGACACGGCTATCGTGATCCGTAAGGATGCGGGCGCACCGGCGGCCAATAACCCCGAGTGGCTCATCAGTGACACCATGATCGGCAACTATCCCATCACCTACACGGTGGGCGAGCTCCAAGTGATGGAAGTGTCATTCAGCGGCGGCACTTGGGTCCGTGACGTCACTACCTAACAAGTAACCAGGGGGAACACATGGCGGAAACGTCGGCAGTATCGGGAAACATTAGTTTCACCATCGGCACGGCTAAGCATGTCGTGGACATTGCATCTATTCGGAACACCATTGCGTTCGAGCGGCACTTCAACGTGTCGGCGCAGGTTCTACAAATGGCGCCCCGGCTCGAATACATCGCGTTCCTTGCATGGAAGGCAGCGTCCACGGCAGGCATAGCCGTACCAAAAACGTTCGACGAGTTCGTTGATGTAGTCGAGGACCTCGAAGTAATCGACGGGGACGTACCCGCCGATTCAAACCCTACGGACGGGGGACAGTAAGCCGTGCGTTAGCCGTCGTGCTGGCGCAGACTGGTTTCTGGCCCCCGGATGTAACGTTCACCATGAAAGACCTAAATACCGTGATGGACGTACTCCAGGAGTCCCGTAGGTAATGCCCGCAGCGGCCAAAATAGAAGTGGTCGGTGTCAAAGACACCATTAAGGCCCTGCGGCAGATTGACCCAGAGCACCGCAAAGAGTTCAACAAGAGCATTCGCGGCGTGGTCGCGCCCATGATTGGCGCGGCAAAGAGCGCCTACCCGTTCCAGCCCATGTCGGGAATGTCCCGTAGCTGGACGCAGGGTGCTTCCCAGAAGTTTCCGTGGGATGCGTCGAAGGTCCGTTCGGGCGTCAAGGTCAAGACCTCGACACGGCGCAATGCCAACAGCGTGGTTTACATCACCCAGGGGAACGTTGGCGGGGCAATCTTTGAGGTTGCCGGGACGGGTAACAGGTTTGGGTCGAATCTCCGGGCGCGTAATGCTCGCGTCCTGTGGCCAACCTACGACCGCTACGCACCGCAAATCCTCGCAGGCGTTGACGGCATCGTTCGAGATGCTGAAAAGATCGTTCAGAGGAAGGTGCGCTAGTGGCTATCACCATCCCGATCATCACCGATTTCAACGGTGCCGGAACCGATAAGGCAATCCGCCAGTTTCAGCGCATGGAAGGCGCCGGCGCTAAGGCCGGATTGGCAATCAAGAAAGCGGCGCTCCCCGCCGGCATTGCGCTTGCCGCGCTTGGGGCCGCAGCAGTGGACGCGACCAAGGCGGCTATTGAGGACCAGGCGGCACAACAGCAGCTCGCCCGCACGTTGACGACCTCGACAAAAGCCACCAAGGATCAGGTTTCGGCTGTTGAAGATTTCATTAGTAAGACATCACAGGCCGCTGCCGTTTCGGATGATGAGCTCCGACCCGCGCTTGCGATCCTCGCGCGGGGTACGGGAAGCCTCACCGAAGCACAAAAGGGGCTGGGGCTGGCCCTGGACGTCGCCGCCGGTACGGGTAAGCCACTTGCACAGGTGTCTGAGGCTCTCTCGAAGGCCTACGCGGGCAACCTACGCGGCCTGAATGCTCTAGACCCCCGCATGAAGGAACTGGTCAAGAATGGCGCGACAGCAGAGGAAGCCATTGCAGTCCTGGCTAAGACCTTCAAGGGTGACGCAGCTGCCAGCGCCGAAACGGCAGCGGGACGCTTCAAGGGGCTGGGCATTGCCCTAGACGAAACCAAGGAATCGGTGGGCGCGGCCCTGCTCCCGGCGGTGGAAAAAATCCTGCCGGTCATTCAGAAGTTTGGGAACTGGGCACAAAATAACCCCAAGGTGTTCCTGATCCTCGCCGGCGCGGTGGCGGGCCTGTCGGTTGCCGTGATTGGCCTCAACATCGTCATGGCGATCCTTGCGCTCAACCCTGTCGCTCTGGTCATCGGCGCAATCATCCTCGCCGTGGTCGGCCTGACCGTCGGCATCATCACCCTCTACAAGAAGTCGGAAACCTTCCGGAAAATCGTGGAAGGCGCGTGGGAGGGAGTCAAAAAGGCTGTTGAAATTGTTGTCGACTACCTGAAGGGGCCGGTGGTGGCCGCGTGGGACACCATTCAGGGCGTCCTAGAGGTAATCAAGGGCCTTATCTCCGGTGATTTTTCCCGAGTGTGGGAGGGCCTGAAAACCACCATCGGCGGCGTGCTGGACGGCATCAAGACCACAATCTTGGCGTTCCCGCTGTTGATCGGCGGCGCCGTGCTGGACATTGGTAAGACCATCGTGAGCAAGATTGCCGAGGGCGTCGCCGACATTGCCGCAAAGGTGTGGGAAAAGATCACCGGGCTCCCCCAGGCGCTAAAAAATCTTGCAGTGGCGTGGGTTGAAGGCTTGGTAGAGCTGGGCGGGCGCATCATCACCTACACGGTGAGAGGCGTGACCGGCCTTGCTGATGCCGCGTGGGAAAACATCAAGGGATTTGCAAAGGTCCTAGGTGAGAAGGTGGAAGGCATAGCCGGGGACATCAAGGGCATTGGGGAGAAAATCGTCGACTACATCATCGAAGGGTTCAAAACAGCGGCAACCGGGCTTGTGTCTGGGTTGAAGGCCATTGTCAACAAGGGCATCGACCTGGTGAACGCTGGCATTCGCAAGGTGAACGCAGGCTCCCGCAAAATCAACGCAATCCTGCCGGGTAATCCCATCGGGGAGATTGGCGAGATTCCCCGGCTTGCGAGGGGTGGCATTGTCACCCAGCCCACACTTGCCCTGATCGGTGAGGCCGGACCGGAAGCCGTTATCCCGCTTAGTGGCCGTAACGCTGGCATGGGTATGGGCATGACGATCAACGTGCAAGCGGGGCTTGTGGCCAACCCTGACCAGATCGGCCAGCAGATCATTGAGGCAATTCAGAAGGCGCAGCGGCGCAGCGGCCCGGTGTTCGCCCCGGCATGAGTGCGCCCACCCTGCAAATCCTCGTGGGCTTTGAGCAGACGGCCAACTTTGGGACTCCGTTCCAGCTGGACAACGCTACGTTCGGCGTGCTCAACACCGGCACGCTAGGCGGCACGCAGCTGGTCGACGTCACGAGCATGGGCGAAAGCGTGACGATCACCAGGGGGCGTAACAGGGAAACCGAGCAGTTCAACGCCGGCACGGCCACGGTGGTCTTTGACGACCCAACGCGCATCTTTGACCCGCTGAACGATGCATCCCCTTATTACCCGTTTGTGGGACCGCGAAACCCCATCATCATTTCCGCTAACGGCATCCCCATCTACAGCGGTCTGGTGACAGATTGGGATCTTGATTACGGGTTCACGACCGCTGCCAACAAAACCTCCGTGCAGTGTTCCGACGCTTTCACCGTCTTTGCAAATCAGGCATTCGATGAATGGACGCCGACGGCCCAACTGTCCGGTGCACGAGTTGCCGCCGTCCTCACGCGCCCCGAAGTTGTCTTTCAGGGCGGAACGGACATTTCAACAGGTAGCAGCACGTTGGGCGCCTACCTGATTCCCGCCGGCACAAACGTCTTGCAGTATTTGCAAAACGTCGGCGCGTCGGAACAGGGCTACTTGTTCATTTCGGCAGGGGGGAACCTCACCTTTATGGGCCGCGCCGACGCGCTGAACCCTGTGCCGCTCCTCAACTTCAACGATGACGGCACCGGCATCCGTTACCAGAGCCTGACTAACGCCTACGGCGACGAGCTGCTTTTTAACTATGTGCAAACACAGTCACCGGCGGGGGCTGTCCAGATTGCTTCAGACGCCGACTCAATCGCCCGCTACCAGTCGCAGAACTATTCCAAACTGGACCTTTTGAACAGCACTACGGCAGAGGTTGCGGGTCTGGGCGACTACTTGCTTGGCCGATACAAGGATCCCCAGGTCCGTTTTACCGGCATTGGCACGCAGCTGGCCGCGCTGTCGTCGGCGGATCAGGACGCATGCCTAGGTATTGACCTTACAGACATTGTGGCCGTAGGTAAGACGTTCGACACTGGCAACCCTGCCAATGTCACGCAGACGCTAATAACGTCGGGCGTGTCGCATGAGATTCGACCGGGTAGTCATGTCATACGCTTTACTTACGAAAGCACAGACGGCAACGCTTACTTGACTCTTGACGCCGATCCGCTCGGCAAGCTTGACCTCAACCTGCTGGCGTTTTAGAAAGGCGCATCATGGCGTGGACTAACCCCAAGACAGACTTCAGCCCCGGCAATGTCCTCACCGCTGCCCAAATGAACGCGATTGGCGGTGATCTTGATGCACTCACAGCCGCGCGGCGATTGGGATTTCAAAGCCGTGCTACCGACTACACGGCAAATCAGAGCGCCCTTGCATCAGCAGCAGACATTTTTGGAAGTGACATCACTTTCACTGCCGCTGGCAGCGTGAGTTACATCGTCGAGTTCTATTGCGCTCGGGTCGCCACGGGCGGCGCAAGTGCAGGCTCGGCAACGGAAGTTCATTTGGTGGACGGGACGGGAGCCGACCTAGGCGTCATGGGTAACGTGGTTACTCCAGCAGCGGCGTCAACAAGCGTGATGATGTGTTCTCGGATTAGGTACACGCCGGCTGCGGGATCACGCACGATCAACGCCCGCGCCATCTTCGTAACGGCAGGCAATGGAGTTCTTTACGCTGCAAGCTACGGAACTGGCACCCCTTTCCCGATGACATTGGCCGTTTACGGGCCAGACGTAACTTCATGACCACCGAGGACGCCCACAGCATTCGCGCCGACATTCGTGAGCTGCGCGAAACGCTCGCCACTGTTGAGAAGTTGCAGCGGGAAGCCAACGGGCGTCTGGGCACCCTCGAAACGCGGGTGCATGACATGGAACTGTGGCGCGCACGCTTGCAGGGCGCAGCGGCGACCACCAGGGGCGTATGGCTTCTGGCCGGCGGAGCGATCACCGGCATCATCGTCGGCATCGTCAATAACACCTAGGGGGACCAGTGGCGATCAGTAACGGACAACAGACGCTTAGGAAGGCATCGAAGTACCTCGGCGCATACGAAGGCGCACCGAACCGTTCCGGCTCGCCCATCGTGGACGAATGCCAAAGCCTCTACGGCTTGCAGGGCGTGCCCTGGTGCGCGTGCTTTGTCGGGTATTGCATTGCCGAGAGCGGCGCCACTGCGGCCTACAAGAAGGATGCAAAGACCGTCGTGCATCCCTCCACTGCCGAAATGGTGACGCGGGCCAAGCGCAAGGGCTGGTACAAGCCGCACGGCAAGACGACCAAGCCGGGGGACCTGTTCATCATCGACGGCCTGCACGTTGGGTTCGTCAACTATCTGAACAAGGATGGAACGTTCCAAACCCTTGAAGGAAACGCGAGCAATGGCGTCCGTTCCCTTACCCGCTCGTGGTCTGACGGCTGGCAGGTAATCAGCATTCCCGGCGTAGGCCTTCCGCTCCCTGCCGCTGTCGTCGACGGCTACGGGTTCGACGATACCCGCGTCAAGCTTTACGGCGGGTGGGCGACGCGAGAAGCCCGCAATCACCAGCTGCGGAAGTTTGCAGCGGCTAACCCCGAATACTGGACGCAGGCTGTGCGTGTCGAGCGTTCCAGCCCGTACGCCTTCCGCGCTGGCCCCGAGGGCACCTACAACCGCTGGACCTACGGCCCGTGGCTTCACGCCAAGGGCAAGGAGACGCGGGACAAGGAAATGCAGAAGTGGCAGGACAAGCACCAGGGCGTAACCGCTCGCCCATGGAAAAAGACATACCGGGAGGTCTGATGCCTAACGAGACGCTGCCACCGTCAACCGTCGTGGTCGAACCACCGCCGGCGGAACCTACGGATTACAACGAGAAGCAGGAGAAGCCCGAGTGATCCCGAAAGTGGGACCCAGCACCATTGCCATGCTGTCCGGGGCGCTCGTGGTCATTCTCGCGTTTGTGGAAACGTGGGTAGAGGGAAACCCGAACGTATGGCTTGCCGCAATCGCGGCAGGGCTAACCGCAGCTGTGGGCGTCCTGCGCTCGTGGCAGTCTGTAGAGGCAACCAAAGGGGGAACACCATCCGAACCGCAATCATCGGATCCGTTCTAGGGGCGACACTCGCCCTGGTGCCCGCAGCGGCTAACGCCGCACCATGCGAAGCACACACAGGCAAAGCCAAAGCGGCATGCATTCACCAAGTGAAGCGTGACCGCATGGCATGGCCACCTAACCCAACGCCTGCCGAGATCCGCCGGCGCGTCGGTTCCTACAACTGGAACAAAGCCCACCGAGTCGCAATGTGCGAAACCGGGAAGCGGCTGGACTGGTACCCGACTGGCCGCTATCGCGGCCCTTTGGGCATGTACCGGACCACGCAGGACTACGGCAAGCGGGCTACGTCGTACTGGTCCCCGAGGTCGTGGCAGCAGCACGTCGCCATTGCCGTGGCCGCGCACCCCATTACGGGCGGCTGGTCCGGCTGGGGCTGTGGTTCCGCGTAGGGCTGTACCCTTCACCCACACACAACGAGAGGGAGACTCGTGAAGTGTCCACACTGCGGCCATACGGACCGCATCCATTCAGGGCCAAAGGCCCAAACCGCACCCGGCAAATGCTGGAACGATTCGCCGGACACGCCGTGTCCATGTCCCGGCTGGAAATACTGGATCGCTGCCGATGAATGGCAGCTCGAGCTACGCATGGAACAGGATCGCGTCGACCGCGCATTCGGCGAGTCGGCCAACACACTTTGGGAGGTCGACGGGTGAGTGACCGTCTAAAGCTTTGGACGCTGTACGCGCTCGTGGTGGGCGTGACCGCATGGATTACCTACACCTGGGCAACCGCCGGCGCCGCATGGCTGGCCGGCGCCATTCACTAGGGGGAACGATGGACGAGCTGACATTTGACGACCTGCACAAGATCATCGACAACGTGAGGGACAACGCCGACCTTGAATGGCTACGGGTCGCACGCGACTGCGCTGTTCACCTGGCATCGGTGCAAGTGGAGTTCACGAGCGACGATGTGTGGGCAATCCTTGACGAGCTGCCAGTGGCGACAGGAACGCCGTCGGCCATGGGCGCAGTGTTCCGCGACCTCGACCGCGACGGCATCATCGAAAAGACCGGGCAGATGCGACCAAGCCGCCGTAAGCAGGCCCACCGCATGAAAACCGTATGGAGGGCCGCATGACTGACCAAGAGCGGCACGACGCGCTTAGGGCGCTGTCAGAGGCATGGTGGGACCCGCCAGCCGAGATGATCGACACGCTTCCGAAGGGTGGCACCGAGCTGCGCTACCTGTCTCACATTTGGGTTCGCAAAGCGTTTCAGGATGCAGACCCGGATTGGTCGTGGGAGCCGATGGGCTACGACGAACAAGGGCAGCCCGTCCTAGAGCGCAACGATGCGGGCCAGCCGGTAGGGCTATGGATTCGCCTTCACCTGTTGGGCACCGTCATGCCGGGGTATGGGTCAGTCGAACCGGGCAAGCGTGACGCAATCAAGGAACTCATCGGCGACGCACTCCGAAACGCGGGCATGCGCCTGGTGGGTGGCGCCTTGTGGGTAAAGACAAAGCCCGCCCGCAAACCGCCGGCCAAAAAGCAGACGGCAGTGGATCGGGAGATCGACCACCTACGACAGCAGGTAGACCCGCCGGCAGACGAATCACCGCACCACGAGACAGCAGCGGGCAAGGATGTCTACGACGCCATGGTGTCGGTGCATGGTGAGGAGATCGTCAACGGTGCGCTGGCCACTCACAAGGTGATGAAGTTCAGCGAACTGACCCCGGCCAAGGCTAAGGCAATCGAAGCGTCCCTCATTGCACGCGCACGCATCGTGAAGGAACAAGCAGACCGTGCCGAGCAGTTGGCGCGGGAGAAGGCGAATGGATGAGGCGCAGTGGCAGGCACAGGTGGTTCAGCTCGCGCAAACGCTGGGGTGGATGGTGCAGCACACGCGCCCCGCAAAGGTGGGGGATAAGTGGATGACCCCGATCACCGGGGATGCCGGGTTCCCTGACCTAGTGCTTGCCCATCCAAAGCGCGGCGTGCTGTTCGTGGAGCTAAAGACAGAGACAGGAAGGCTTAGCGCAGGTCAGGTGACATGGCGGCGCGTACTGAACACAGGCGGAGCCGAGTATCACCTATGGC